CGGGATATATACCAGCATTTTTTAGATCATTAATCGCATTTTCTTCATGCATATGATCTATAGCTGATTGATGATCTTTTAAAAATGAATCAGTCATTCTTCTACCTCTTCTATAAATTCAACATCTTCTATCTGATGTGATCCATCAACTTCTTCTGATTCACCTACAGGCGGATGATAAAATCCACCTTCTTTATTAAATTTTTCTTTAGCTTCTTCTACTGAATGAGCTTTAACAGAATAAACTCTTTTAATAATTGCTGATTCTGTTATGAGATATTCATTAATCATTGATCTAACTCCACATAATCTTCTCCAATGCTTAGATGTATACCTTCGTAGTATTCATCCCAATCTTTGATGACTCCATCAGCTACGTTATAAAGAAAACTGACGTGGTCACGTTTAAATTTGTTTGTATCAATTTCAAAATTAATACATAATTTACCTTTAATTTTCATTTTTAAAATCCTCCTCTTTCCACTCATCAAATTTCTTATCTTTCCAGCATGAATCATTTATATCTATTTCTTCTACATCATCATATTCCCAATCTCCTCCACTAGCAAAAGTACCCGCATAAACATCAGAGAATCTAGATCCACAAAGAATTTCACAACCTTTTTGTCTCCATATATCCTCTTCAGTAATTGACTCTGGAACTTTTAAAAACAGTTCATAACTGGTTATTGAGTTAGCAGTAACTCGATAGTATTTGTGTTTGGTTTTTTTCATTTTCGTTACCGAATTTTCGTATTTGGTTTGTACTGGACTTACTTAAATATTTAATGCCAGTTAATTATTTAAGTGAATTTAAAAAGTATGTTAATAATGTTTTTTGTGCTTCCTTTACTTCAACTGGATCTTTATTTTCTTCATAAACTTTCTTATTTCGTTGATATATTAATTCCTTTAAATCTCTTCTATCTTTTAATTTATCTTTAATTTCAATCTTACAATCTGATTCCCATAATATTATTTCTTGTTCTTTAATTACACTCTTATACCATCTATAAAAAGTATCATCATCGACTCCTATATATAGTTTTTTACACTCTTTAACTGTTTGTCTTCTTAATTCATTTGGTTCTATCTTATTGTTTAATCCTTTTTTAATTAAGTCTCTCATGTGTGCTTTACATGATTCATTATGTTCATGTATATTTGCCATTAATTAATTCTCCTACTTGTAATTTGTATTTCTCTGACTAAATACCTAACCGATTCTTCATAATTAATCTCATTACCTTTCTGCGGTAAAAAGAAAGTAGCATCCCTTTCAGCTAACTCACATAAGACTTGTAAGACATTAAGTAATATATTTACTTTGTGTTTAATATCCATTACTTAACCTCTTTAGTTTTTTTATTAAATAACCTGTCATATTTTTTTGATAAAACATTATCATCAGATATTCGTAGAAAAAGTTTATATGAATCACCCATATCACCTCTTTTTTCTAACTTCTTACGATATTCGTAAATTTCAAGTGATAACTTCTCCTGTTCTTTTCTTAAAACTTTCATTCCAAATTTAATTTCAGAATAAAAAGTGCTTTCAGGATTCATATCTGTTCTCTCTCCCGTACATGCAGACATGATTTCTATCTGATCTTCATCAAAGGTATGATCCTTAAAAAAACAATATTGATTCATTAATGTTCTCATAGGAGCATGTAATAAACCTATCTGCCATAAATTGTTTTGTATAAAAT